GAAGTAGCTCATTTTTCTCTTCCGGATGCATATCAAAAAGGACTGCATCGTATGTGTTTAGTACGATTTTAGTTTTGTATTTAGTTAACATTCGCAATAATTCCTTTAACACCCTAACATTTCTTGTAGTCTCAAAGTTCTGAATAAAGTAGTTTAGTAGCTTTTGTTTAGTCAGGTCAGCTACCTTATGCGTAAATAGTTTATTAGATCCGGGTACTCTAATCTCTTTCTCAGTTACAAATGTATTCCAAATCTTCTCGGCATATTCCGATACTTTCTTGAAAAACGGAATATGTATGACTTCTTGAATTTGACTGCTATACAGGTATTGAAATGTTTTTTGTTTTGATTGTTTATACTCTTCTTCGGTTAAAGTATCTTTTTTAAAATAATACCTACCTAACTGAGTGTGTATAGACTCTTCAGTAAATTTATACTCAACTAACTCCCCGAGTAATCTTACATGATATCCATCGTAATCAATCTCCATAAATAAACCGTTTGCCGGTATTAGAGTTTCTCGTACCTCTGTTTTAGGTATAGCTAAAAAATTAATACTGTTAAATGAATTAGATGGCCTACCGGTTACGTTATTTATGTTATAACATGAGAAGACTTGATCTCTCCGTATCGATCTTGAAGGTATATTAGGTGTAAAGGCTGTCAAGAACTCTTGTCTCCGTACCTTTAAACCGTTTCTCTCTATACAATAGAATACACCGGCCATATCGGTATTATAAAATCCCCAACTAGGATCGCTTAGAAATGCTCTATACCGGTTAATTACCTTTTCAGCTTTAGTGTAATTTTTTTCGCATTTATCGTAATGCAACGTAATTGGTATAATCTTATTTAAATCTGGATGCCGGGGGTATTTGTGGGTTAGTATCTGCACATACCTTGAATCTGAAGCTAATTCGAGAGGTTTAAACTCGTTCAGAGAATACAGAAGCGATATATCTACTATGTTTTTATGTTTTACAAAGTAAAGTAAAAACTTTTTATCAGGAGTATATACAGTCTT